TGTGGACTTTTATATGCACATAAATGTATCATTTGGTCGTGTCGTCTTTGTTTAAAATGCCCTTCTCTGCAATCAAACCCACATGCTGCCAACAAATAAATTAAACTTACAATGTTGTGTGACCAGAAACAACCATTTTGGTTAATCATTTGCCAACGAGATAAATCATCGATATAATTAGATTGCGGTAATGCAATATACAGCAATCCATTTTCACTCATTATGTCATACCAGTGTCTAAGAGTTTTTACAGGATCAGTTGCATATTGAAAACTGTTGTAAGACCACAAAACATCAACACGATTTTTAGCAATTGTTGTATTAGAAAAATCTTCTTTAACCGCTCTTACATTTTGTCTTCGATTATGATTATCAATTTGTAGAATTTTATCCACTGCGAATACAAACAGCTTCCGCGGTTTACCATTTTCATCAATTCTATCTGCCCATGCAGCAGCATCTGCACCTTTACCACAGCCCATATCTGCAACAACAGATAAGCTATCCATAAAATCTGTCCGTAAATCAAATAGTGCAAGAGTTTCAGCAGAACTCATAATACAATATCTTCCATTCCTGCTACTCGTAGCTTTGTAATATGACCCAATTGAAAGTTTTTACTCTCGAGACCTTTCATCACACCCAACCACTTATTACGTATAAGTGCTACGTCGTTGATAATTGTTTCATAATCAATTACTTCATCCTCGCCGTCTACATACTTTTCAGCTTCGCGACTAGTTAATGATCTATTGTAATTTTCTAGATATTTTTGAAAATGCTTACGTCTAATTTTGTTAAGTTGAATATTCAAATAATTTAGTACGGCTTCTATTTCTTGAAGTTGACTAAATCTATATTCAGTTATACCAGGAAGATCGGCAAGATTTTTTTCGATCTTGCCGTAGATGCGAACATCAGATCTAGCTTTTTCTAGTTCATTTTCATAATGAAGAATAAAATTAGGGATTTGTGCTAGATCTGCGGTAATTCTAGTATACCAGTTCATAGCTCCTCATAATCATCATCGTCATCTTCATCAATTTCAACAAGTTCTTTTACTGCACGTCTTAGTACAGCATTACCCGCTGCCATTGCATAAAGATCATCTTCACTTATTCCAGCATCAACTAGTTCATTTACTAAATGATGTGCTGCTGTTTCGTGATCACGAGTAGGAATATATTCGCTAAGAACTTTCCAAATTAAATGAGATATTTCGTCCATGTTAGTCCTTCAAAAATTTAACGAAATACTTATACAACTTCTTCATTTTCAGTTACTACTGTAACTTCTGGAATTTTGTTTTCGTCCCATTCGTCCATAATAACTTGAAGCTTATCGTCAGTCCAACCTTTGCGGAACTCCTTCATAACTTCGCCACTCTTTGTAGTGTATACAAGCTTGTTACCATCCTTCTTAAGGACACCTTTTGCTTCAAACAAATCGAGCAATCCAGATGTAGGACTCATGCCAGTATCGTAAGGAATCTTAACTTGCACAGATTCAAATGGTTTTGCATAACGTGTTTTCATTACTTTACATGCAGAACGAATACCACGTACTTCACTAATCTTATTGCCATCTTCATCTTCTTTAAGCTTAAGCTTACGCATAGCTACAACGATAGAGCTTGCATAGATAAATCCTTGCCCACCTGAAATCTTATCATCTGGATCAAACATATCTTGACTGGCATAAGTGTGATTAGTTGCTACAAGACCAACGTTCATGCTACCAAACATGTTAACACAGTTACGAACAAGTGCAGTAAGTGCTTTAGGTTTACGACCCATATCACCTTTTAGATCACCAGCATCAAACTGATTAACATCAGTTGGGGTAAGCAACATACCTAGAGAATCTAGTACAAACAATACCTTTGGACGATCCTCGGGTGCCATTGTCTTGTAGTCCTTCATAAACGTACTAATCATCTTAGCAACATCATCAATCATAGCCATATTAAGTTTCATTAGCTTTGATTCATCTGTGTCGACGCCAAGCGCACGTAGCCATTCTTCGTCAAGTGCATTTTCAGTATCAATCAGTACAACAAAGATACCTTGCTCTTGTGCATTTTTTACAATGTTACCTGAACAAATGTAAGACTTACCTGCGCCTGATTCGCCTGCAAACACAGTTACTTTGCCCATAGGAATACCCTTATGGAAATCACCACTAATTAGATAGTTTAGTGTGTAGTTACCTGTTGAGATCCAATCTGTTGGATCATTAAAGCCGATGCTAAGTCCATCAATGCTTTTAGTTAGTTCTTTACGAAACTTTGTTAAGTCAAATGGTTTTGCCAATTTATTTTCCTCTTTAACACTTTAAACTTGTTATAACATTCATTTAACACTTATGCAACTATTATGCATGTTTCTGTGTTTGATTTAATTTTTTGGTGTATAGCCAAATATATCTTTACACTCCTGCTGGATTTCTTTTGGTAAACTACTGAAATCATTTTCACTGTAGCAATCTGGCCAATCTATTCCTCTTATTTGTTCATAAAAATTTATCCAATTAGTTTGACTACTGGGGTCCCAACTTTTTATTTTAGGTTTAACACTATAAAAGTTACCGCGTTTATGCATAAAGTTTGATATACTGTCCTTATGAAAAGAAATTAGATAATTCACATACATATCATATTCAGACATAAACATTTGCGGGGATACTAATTGAACATCATTTGCAAATAGTATTTTTTCATATGCTGATATTTGAGAAGTTGCGTGTATTTTTTCTACTAATGAACGTAGTTCAATTAATTTATCTGTTGAAAATATTATTGCTTCTGTTATATAGCTTTTAGATATATCAGACTCAATGTGTAATGCTTTTTCAATAAATTTTGAACTACACATTTTTTTAAAAAAATTATCATAGAAAATTTTACATTTATTCTTATCTAACCATTTAACTGGTTTAATAAACCTTACTTCTGCATCTACTATTAATACGTTGCCAGTTACAATTTTATCAACATTTAATTTTAATATCTGTTGTTTAATCCAATTATGATTGTTATAAAGCTTAAAATGTTCACCTTTTGTGTCGATTAAATTCCAAAAATTTTTATCTTGGATAGTTGTGTACCCATCTGCTTTTAATGGAATATTTGATACAACATATCTAGAAATAATTGGATCTAATGTAAATTTTTCAATCGATTCAATACAATCATCGAGTAACGTAGCATAATCAGCACAACAGAACACGAATACATGTATACCAGTATCGTGTTCTGTTGTTATCATTTTTATTACTTCTGACGACTACGAATCATTGCAAGGATATCTTCTGCCCTTGCATTAGTAGCTGCTGGTTTTGGAGCAGCGGTTGCTACTGCTGGTGCTTCATCATCTACATCAAATGGAACTTCATCTTCGTTTACTTTTGATGCAGCTGGTGTTACTCGTGGAGTAGGGGCTCCAGCTGTTCTTGTCGAACGTGTTGCCTGTTCTTCATCACCATCACTGCCTGCACCGCCCTTAAAACCTGCTGGCTTAAAATACTGCGCCCAACGATCTGGATCATATGCTTGACCATCAACTGATGCCTCAAACATTTCCCTAATAACGTTAATCTCAACCGCAGTTGGCTTCTTAGGAAGAAAATCTGTTAGATTGTGTAAACCATGTGCATCAATAGCAGCACGTTCCATTGAAGTTAGTGCAGTTTCCTTACGTGCCCACTTGCTTGTACTGTAATCTGCATAACCGCCCTTGCTAGTTTTAGTAATGCTAAAGTCTAGTCCGCGATCATAACTTGTTGGAAGCTCTTCAATCTCAGTATCCATCAGTGCTGCCTTAATCACGTTAAAGATTTGAGGACCAATAATGAAACGACGGATTGGATTCTCTGGAGCATTTTCTTCGTTTAGTGGATTATCATGCACAAAACCTTGGAATAGATAGCTACGCTTCTTCCAATACTTGCGTCCCATCTCCTCAAGTGACTTATCCTTAAACCAAGGACGCACTTCAGTTAGAACTGGACATGTTTCACCCTGCCACATTTCCATACAAGGAACTTGCACTTGTGTTGGCTTACTATCAGCTTGTCCTTTGATACCCGCAAATGGTAGTTTAATCATTGCGCGTTCAACCCAAAAGAAATCATTCTTTGGATTGCCGTCTGGAAGGAATCTTACTTTTGCTGTGGAACCTTCTGGGATATCCCAGTGTGGGTAAATTGCGTTATCACCCTTAAAACCGCCTTGTTGACCACGGTTTTCATTCTGTTGTAGTTTTGCGCGAATTTCTGCTAATGATGCCATAATGTTTCTCCTTAATGATATGCCTATGTTAGCCTATGTGTTTGCCTAAGCACACACTGTATGAACAGTATATGCTGTTTGTATTTATACCTGCAATTTAATTATTGAATTAAATTGATTAGATTCCTGCTTTCTTAAGCAGTGCTCCTAATTGATTAGCGACTTTTGGATTAGTTGCTGCCTGCATTGCTTTAGCACCGAGTGCTGCAACAGGCTCCATATCCTTCTTGTTAAGAGGCATAGAGCTAGCTTGCTTTCCTAAAGTCTTTGCAACAGTCTGTACATTAACGTTCTGCACTCCACCAGTCTTCAAAGCTTGTGCTGCAAGCTTTGACTGCTTTATTAAGTTAGGATCTTTTAGGTTTTGAGCAAGAGCAGCAGGACCTGATGTACCTGTTGTTCCTATAGTACCTTGAGTTGTTGCCTCACCTACTTCGTTATGGGACTTTTTTTTTGGTAATGAATCAACTGTTTTTTGAATAGAATTAATTCTTTTACTAAGTTTTGAATCAGGATCTGGATTACCTCCACTGTGTGTTCTATCTGATACCCAGTCCATAGATTTGTTAACATAATTCATTTTAGCTTTATTTGAGATTTCACTAACTTGAGTTTCAGGAACTAAATCGTTTGCCCAGTTCTCAAAAGCATCTGATTCGTGGAAACCACCTTCACGTTTCTTCATTTTACCATAAACGTTCTTTGGATCAACGCGAACTTGATCAGCATAACTTGGATCTGATGTCATCTTCTTTACATCATCCATATACTTTTTAGCAAGCATCATAGCAGTCTGCTTGTCTGCTGGATCATAATCCTTATCTTGTACACGCTCAGCAGCATCACTTGCAAAGTTTGCAATCTCATCTGCACCATCGCCAATAGCACGACTAGCAATATCACTTAGAATGAAACCTAGTAACCCTGCGCCATCTGTAAACTTAGTGGTTCGGAACATCTGATCAGCAGCATCATCCTTGCGTAATACAAGTGGATTTTTCTTAACAAGCATAGGAATTGATTTATCGGCTTCTGCTACTTGACGCATTTCTGCTTCTCTAATAGCTTTCATAACAGCAGGTAATGTATCTTCGAGCTGTGTGTCAAATACTTGCTGTGTAAATCTTTCTTTGATTTGTTGTACAGCATCATCTTCAACTAATGCTTCTTCTGCTTTGAAACTTTCAACAAAGCGAGCATAACCTTCTTTGACACTCATAGCACCCAATTGCTTTTTCATATTATGAAAACGTTCAACTACACTGTTACGGATGTTACCTGCATTTTCATCTTCCATGGCATGCTTCTTTGTGCGGCGAGCAAACTTACTGAGATCACGCATTTCTTTGACCATACTAATGATGTGCTTACCAACATCATCATAAGGATTGCCGCCTTCATTAACGTGGCGAGTCATTACTCTTGCACCAGTTAGATAATTATATGGAAACTTGTAACGTTCACCGTCCGCATTTTCAATGTAAATGCTTTCAATATAGCGACTACGTGAGCCTGGGATTGCTTCATCGACACTCTTGCGATGATGCACAATCATCTTTGCGTTTTCCATTGTTTGATAGCTCTTGCGACGACTTCCAAACATTACACTTTCTGATACAGCCACTTCATGTTCCTTATATGTTCCGTCTTGACGACTAATAAATTTAAAATCTCGAGGTTCAAGTTGATTCTTTGCTAAATCTCTTGCGTCGAAACTCATTAAATTACGCTTTGCAAACATACGTAATTCTTTTAATAAATTAAACCAATCTGTTTTGTTTTCAATTCTATCTACTAAATCTGTACCATAGTAGACTTTGAAACTACGATTATCAATTATGCTTATTGAAACATAACCTATTTCGTTGTCCCCTTCTTTATACATAAAATTAAAGATTCGTGCTTCATCTGGTGTTGCTGTTTCATCAGCATTTTCATCACCCATGCTTATAGGACTAAACCTGCTACGCAGTTTTTGGAACAAATCTTCACTTGTTTTATCAATTGGTCTCATAATGCTATTTAGTTAAATTATTACAAAAGGCATTGGCTCTATGATCTCATCTAAGCTATCTTTTAGCTCAGCATGTACATCACTATCGTATTGTCTAAGCAATATAGCCATACGCACAATAAGGAGTGTAGCTGCTACAAGATCGTCTTTTTCACCTAATTTAGCAGCATAACCTGAACCTGCACTAACAAACGTCTTAAGTTCGCTTATTAGAGGTTTACTACATATTTTCATTCTACGTGTTTCTAACCAATGTTTTAGCTTTGCACAAGCTGCTAATTTCTTTGGATTAGTTGTATTAAATCCTTTTCTAAAAGCTCGACTTGTACCTTTCGATGGTTCTGACATAAAGTATCCATCAATATTTTCTTCACCAATTTCTCCAATTTGCTGCAATGCTGCTTCTCCAAGAGTATTGTTTTCCACAGTGTAATATACACTATTTGTTTCTCCTGTTTTTTCAACCAAATATCTTGTTATTTCTCTTAATATAGCAACTTGTTGAATAATTGGAGTTCTGTTGTGCATCCATTCTGCAACTTGCCTCATACCTTGCAAACAAAATACTTGTATAGCTGCATTGTCTCCGCCTGTACCTAAGCTTGGATCAAGTGCAACTAGGTATAGGTTACCTGGTTTAGGAAGTTCAAACCAACGTATTTGACCTTGCTTCATCACAGTATCAGCACCTTCCATCTCAGCAAGCAACAATGGACTAATCAATGTTTCATCGTAGATAATGAATTCACAATTATGTTCGCGACGGAAACGCTCTTCACCTAACGCTGCACGTTCTTGATTTGCCCAATCATTGCCTCGTTCAGGATGCTTATCCCATGTAGCAAGATAACTTGCAAATCCGTTACGCCCTATTTCTTTTTCATTACCATATTCATCTAACTTCTTGTTTGCTTCACGCCATATAAATGAAAATTGATCGTCATCGCTGTTTGGAGTTGATGTAATGATTGCTTTACCACCAGTAGCAAGTGTAGGACTAATAGATGCCCAAAATTCTCTAGCAATAGTTGGACGCACGAACGCAAACTCGTCGCAGTATAGCAGTGAGATAGACATACCACGACCAGTTGTTTCTGTAGTGGTAGCACTTACAATACGACTACCATTATCAAAATCAATACTACCTTTGTTGTAACTCACAACACCACAACGTATATGATCAGGTACTGCTTCATAAGCATAACGTATGCGCTGCATGATTTCTTGTGCACCTGTGTATTTGTGTGCAGCAATGAGGATAGTTGAGTCTGGAACAAACATAGCATACCATACTAGATATCCAGCAGCAGTCGTAGTCTTACCCATCTGTCTTCCAAGCATATTGATGCTGAAACGATAGGTGTGATAGTTATGTATCAAATCTACTTGATAGTCAAATGGCACATACTTTATCTTGCCACGTGTTGGGTGCTGTATATAGAAAAAGTTACGCATGAAATATTCTGGACCTGTAATTGGGTCCATACATGCTGCAAACTCTGCAATCTGTTTATCTGTGTACGTATGCTTTTTGTGGGCCTTCTTTACTAAGACCCCTTCCATTGGACCTGCCATTAATTAAATTCCTTGGTAACATTTTTAAAAGTCATTTTTCCCCAATAATCTATATGTGCCAAATATATAGTATGTATACGTGCTTCTATATGGGTACGCCAATAGTCTAAAAATTGGTGCGTTCGTGGAAATTCCGGTTGATAATCCAGCGTTTGCCATGTAAACTCTTGTAGTAAGCTTTGATAATCTGGGATATAATAATATATCTGGATTGTAGTCAATCTTTCATCAAACTCTTGTTTGGTCATGTAAATATTTATTGGAGAAATAAAATGAGCGACTGTTTAGTGCTCAACGCAGATTATAGACCTTTAAGCTATTTGCCATTAAGCACTATTCCTTGGCAACAAGCTGTTAAATTAGCATTTATGGGTAGGATCACTATCCTTGAAGAGTACGATAATTGGCAAGTGCATAGCCCAAGCACAACCATTAATGTACCTGCGCTAGCTATTACAAAGGAATATATGAAATACAAGAAGGGTGTACGATTCTCTAGAAAGAATTTGTATCTACGTGACTTGTATCAATGTCAATACTGCGGTGACACTTTTGACGCTCATGAACTTACAATTGATCACGTTGTTCCAGTTAGCAAGGGTGGCAAGACTGAATGGACTAACGTAGTTGCTGCATGTGGTGATTGTAACTTCAAGAAGGGCAACAAGATGGTACAACCTCGACGTTTGCCATTTAAACCCGAGTATTGGCATCTGCTAAACAACAATATCGAACACTTAAACTTTCATATCAAACACGAAAGCTGGCGTCCATATATTGAACAAATTAAATAGGTTTCTCACCTGTGAGATAGGGTAACGAGAACCAAAGCTTAAACCACTCTTGTGTACCAGGCTCAATTTTATGCTCACGCTGAAGTTGAGCCTTTTCTGTTCCTGAGACTGATATATTAATTCCATCATAAGCAGTCCAATTTGGTCTATTGCCAATGCCTGCTAGTGCTTTTATGCGATCTAACTCGTCCATTTTTTAATTAGATTCTTTATTGTTTGTATGAATCCGGGTTTTTCTTTTTTATCAATTATTTGACTTACATCGGATAAAAACTTGTAAGCGCGAGTTATTAATCTTTTATATTCTTTTGGGTTCTCAAAATCTTCTGAGTATAATCTATGTTGTTCTAAATTAGATCTTATTGCGCTGTACACATCACTTCGTGCAACTTTATCATAATTGCTTGCTAAATCCCACAATGCTTGACTAAATCTTGCATTAACTTCCATTGGATGCTTTAAGTATGCTTGATAATCATCTTTTGGTTGTTTATACGGAGTAGAATAAAATGCTCTACCACCGCTTTTTAAATCGTCGAGAGCATGTTGTAATTCATGCAGTATAGTACTTGCTAGATTTCTTTTTTTCTGTAATATCAAATTTGTGTTTATGTTAATAATATGATGTGGAACTGGGGCATAGGCGCCTAACTCATTTTCTCCAGTAAGTTCCCTATCATTAGAAACAAATCGTAGCGGCGATTGCGAATATTCTGGTATAGGTTTGAAAAGCAAAAACTTAACCGATTTTGACTGTATCTTAGGAATAGGTTTGCCCATAAGGTATTCAATACGATCCAATGTCAGGTCGAAACCATCGAATGTTTCTCTATTTTTTCTGCTAAGCATCCAACGACTAACATAGTTAGCGATTGCCATGAGATCTTTAGTCTCAACAACATCTTCTTTTAATGTAATCTCGTTGATTAACACGGTTATACTCCGTATTTGTTCTTTTTGACTTTTGCTATAGGACTTATTACACCAGTATCTTTTGGCTCAGCAGCTTCGCCGCTAGTCATCCACTTGCCTTTTTTGCCTAGTATCTTTAAACCGTGTCTTAGTTTTTCTTCATCTGCTTTTGTATAAGCATAAGCTGCAGGCATATTTGCTAGATCAGTCTCTGTTGTAGGATCATGATCTGGCGCCATAGCAACAGCAGTCATAAAACGATAAAACTCGTAGAACTGATCAAGTTCAGGCATAACCATAATGTTAGCAACTTGCTTTTCAGTATAAGGATGCATCTCGCCGTTAGCTTCGTTTAAAAATTCTTTAGCTCTCATACGCCATACCTATTCTTTTTCTTAGCTGCTACTGGACTTGTTTTATTAACAGTCTTAGGTTCTTCGCTTTTAGCCGTGCTTATCATCTCAGAAGGTTGACCAGCTTGCTTGAGAGCATATTGTAAGATCGCTTCGTCACCAGTGCTATAAGCTGTGATTGCCATGTTCTCGCCCCAAGGGCTATCAGGTGAAGGTTGATACATGTCTGGGCCAGCAGCAGCTAATTGTAATCCCATCCTATACTGTAAGTATGGATCTTGATTTGGCAATTTAGGTAGTATATAAGTAGCAGGCAATGTATGTCTTTCATCGCCTTTTAACTTTTGTTCACCTATGAATTCTTTTGCTCTCATTTTACCACTTACGGCATGACCAATAACGTGCTTTAGTACGTGGCCCTGGATTATCACAGTTGTGTCTTGCGCGGAAACTCTTGCGGCGTGCTGGATTACTCTTTTTGATACGCATGTTAGGATCGCCAAAGTTAACTTTCTTTACATTACCAGTCTTTGGATCTTTTACGTATACTTTAAACTTCTTAACATCACCTTGCATTGGTTTGCCAAGTTGAACCTTACGACCTTGATATTCTGCTTCGTTCATCGACTTTGACATATATTTGTTTAGTGCATCGGCTACATCTTCTGCTACAGCACCATGACGAGTAACTTCAAGAACATTGTTGCCTCTGCGATCACTAACCCATAAACCGTTAGCAGTAAAGGGTGGTAGGAAATCTGAAAGCTTGTTTTCACTAATAATATTTTTAACAATATTAATTGATTCACCCCAATCTTTGCGATCATCATTTTCACGATAACCAGCATTGTAAGCAGCAATCTCAGCAGGATCAGTTAAAGATACTTTTTGCATCTGTCCTTTAACAGCATCTGCACCAGTGTAAGGAACTATCTTATGTGGTCTTGGGTCTCTGCCATAATAGCTGTCAGCAGCACCACGATCATATGGACTACCGTGACTAGTATCGTAACCTTCTTCTTTTACTGGTTCTTTAGTTGGCATACCGCTTAAACGACGCATGTCATTTAAGCTTTCATCATATTCGTAATCGCCTTCAGTTGGTTTAGGCCCAAATAATTTCTTATCTAACTTATCGTGTGCAGCCTTAAGTCCAGTGCCTACTACTGCTTTTGCTGCACCTCTTGCTAGAGCACCAGCACCTGCTGCAACACCTCTGCCTATAGCACCTATAACAGGAGCAAGCTCATCAACTTGCTCTTTGTCTTCTTCGTCTTCGTCTTCAAAAGTACAACCGCAATCTTCCAACATCTTAATAGCAGTTTCATCTAAAGCAATTGTAATACTACCTTCAGTATGTTCAACTACTACTGTTTCAATATTAGCAAGTTCTCTTATACTAATATCAAACTCATCACCTGTAATAGGCTGAACTGCTGCCAATTCAGCCTCGGTTAAGTACTTTTTAAGACTCATTGAAATTATTCCTTTGATAGAGATTCAAACATCTTCTTAAGCTTGCCTTCCATAGCAGCAACCATTGGGTTATCTGCACCAGCAGCGGCACGCCATCCATCTTTTTCTCTATGCATGTCATTGCCACTTGGAGTAGCTGCGCTCATGTCTGCAACTTCCTCATCTGGAGTATTTGCATAACTTGGATCTCTGTCAGCTTCTGCCATACCGCAACCACCAACTACCACATCTGGAGTCTGCTGCTGTGGTGCAGGTTGACCTGCTAGCTTAAGCATGTCTAGCAATGCCATAGCTTCTTGTCCATCAGCTTGAATAGCAATTGCTTCTTCTACTTTTTCTTTATCTTCGTCTTTTTCTTTAGCAGCCTTTTTCATAGGCTCCTTTTTATCGCCATCTTTATCTATATCTAAAAAGTCTGGCTTTGCTTCATCAACTTGTGACAGTTGAGACATCTTTTCTAGTAGTGATTTCATATCCATTTAATTTTTCCTTTGTTGATCTTTAAGCAGTTTCACATATTGCTCTGTTGCTTATGCGATCATAATAATATCTGCCTGAATTAGGATCGAAGTGCTTATAATATCTTACACTTGTAACAGCAGGTGCATTTGGTGGCGTAAACAAATACTGACAAGTATCGTTAAACTGAGCCATATAAGCATAGTTTGCTTGATTGTCATAAATTCTTTCACTGTAATAACTCTCTGGTTGTGGGCATACTACAACTGGAGGAGCAATTGGTTTGCAAGGAGCTGGTACTACGGCTTGGCTAGGAACGCTAGCTTGTATTCTGCCAATTATACTTGCAATTTTATCACAGTTTTGACGGATTAAACCAGTAGTTAATTTACGTCCTGCTCTTAGAGAATTACTTAAGCTTTTTGCATTGTTAATAGCATCATTAATTAGAGTTGGGTCAACTACAATGTTTACTAAAGTTGGACCTGCATGAACGTTTACGCTTTTCATGTTTTCCAATTCTCTAATCATATTATCTAATTCAGATTTCCAAGCAGCTACATCATTGCGTGTAGCTTTATAATTTGTGCCTTTATTCAACATGTTTCCGCAAACACTGCTACGAATAATTTCTGCGTTAATTGCTCGATCACGTACATAACTGCCACCTGGATAAGGTAATATAGCAATTGGTTGATAAACTGTATAATCAGTTATTGGCAACCCTGGAACTGCATTTTGTCTAATACCAATAGTTCCACTTGCGCTAACTGATACTTGACCTGAACTACCTGGGCTTGGGTTTACTACTACTGTAGTAGTATTTCCATTAAATGTTGTAGTAACACTTACTGGTTTACCTGGTTTACCAGCAGTAACAACTGGTTGAGGTGCTTGGACTACTTTTTTCTTTTTGTTATTGCTGCCGCCACCATTGTGTACGCGCAAATCATTGGCAACAAGAGCATGTGTTTCATCTACAGTAATATCGTAAA